GGCTCTTGATTTGGAGAATTATTGCTGACGTAGAAAAAGGTAATCTCCTTGAAGGCTTTATTGTGGCCCACAACGGTCTTATCGATAAAAGTCTTGTTCATCCTATCAAATACAAAATATTGCACTGGGCAGGGTAGCTCCTTCAACACGCCATCATAAATGAAGAAATTGCGCTTCCCCATATAGTAGACACTTGAATCGACATTTATCATTGTGTTGATGCCTGCGGCCCCACAGTCAGTTCCCAGTAATCTAAAGCTAAACACAAAATTGCCACCGACAAATGTCATGCCGTATAGGGCCGAATCGGTACAAATTAATGTCTCCTCACGCGCTGCGACCATTGCCACGATCTTCGTGCCGATCTGCAATCTCTGATCGCCAGCGGTGTTCGTCGCCGTGGGTGCAAACTTCTCAAACTGCTCTTGGCTCGACCAGCGAACCAGCATATTATCAACATCGCCACTGCCGTCAGCCGCATACGCTTGTGCGCCGCCCACAATAAAGTGTCGGTCAGGAAAGCTGACTGTGGTTATTCGTGCCACTGTAGGGACGCTCTCAGCGCTTGATATGGCCGATACCAGTGACGCACGGTTTGTGATCGCTGTGCTTGTATCGTAATAATAAATGGCACCACCGCGCACACTTGCGATTAAGTCCTCTCCCCACAAAGATAGGCTCCAAGAGGTGTTGTCTAGAAACACGCCCTCTAAGTTTGATGATCTAGGATCGCCAAAACCCTCTAAACCCCAGCCGCCAACACCCCAGCCCAGCGCAGGGACAGCGCCTTGCGCTCCCATTCCTGCGTCTATGCCGATTAAATACTTGATGACAACGGTCAATCCACCACCAGCCGACACGGTTGACGTGGCCGCAGATGGGACAACTATCTTATATGAGTTGACATTTACTACTTCAGTAATTTGGTGGCCAGCCATGCTGTTAAGAACGTCAGCCGTCACGCCGCCAGTGGCCGCTGCGCCACTAATTACAACCCAGTCGGTAACTTTAGCGCCGTGCGCCGTATTGGTAATTGTAACTGTGGTGCTTTCGTCGGCAGTAGTTATGGGATTTATTAAGACTTGGGTGACCGTAGCGCCACTGTCGTGTGCAGCCGCTGATGTGCTGTTAGTGCCACGGGTGCATCCCGTAAGTGTCAGACTGCTAATAGACGAATATGTAATGATCTCAGAGCCGATTATGACCGCGCCAGCCGCTGTGAAGCCAGCCACGCTAACTAAATCAATACCTGTCTCGCTGTTGTCTAGAGCCTCTGAAGTTGTCGTTGCCGCGTTGGTTTCATCGCGCAGTGGCGTGATGTCGTAGACGGCTCCGTTCTCAATAATCAGCAGGTGATTGTGCGTACCGACTGCCAGCCGATCCTCGCCGTCACTGTCTGCCCTCCAGAACACCATGCGTCGGGCAATGCCCTCAATGCTAGTGGCAGTGTTAGTAATAGCGCCAGCAGTGGTTAGTGCATTGATCTGGCTTTTTAACCAGCCGCCCAGCTTTTCTGGATAACCGTTCTTAAACCTGACCAAATCTGAATCCACCCAGAATGGGCCATTTTTCCCAGCGCTGTATTCCGTAATATCTTTGACTACGCCAGGTTGATATTTAAGAACTTGTAACGGCATTTATTGCTCCTAAACCATTAGCTCGAAATGTGGACCATCTATGAAAGGTCTACGGCCTTGTGTCCTACGTTCGTCAATGTAGCTGTTCATGGCGTCTTCCATACTGCCACCAGTAAATTGAGCTATATTCGATACTGTCCATGCGGCTCCCCAGCGAATAGGAACATCAACCTCACGGGCCGCTTCACACATGGAATCGGCTATCTCGTCATACAGATTGATTTCCCACGAAGCTCTTGATCCAATATACGCCATAAGGTCTACGGCATAGCCTTGGAGGTGTTTGGACTTCATCGTCTGCGATGCGCCCTTGGCAACAAGCGCCTTCTGCTCTTCTAGCGTTCTCATTCCGCAGATAACGCCGAAATCAATTTTTGTTTTGTGGATGGCCGATTTAACAACTGCAACAAGCCGTGGGTCTAAGCCTTCTAGCTTTGCCTCGCTTCGTGAACTTAGTTTAAACGTCATTGTTCTATCCTTACGTTAAAACAGGCAACTGCCATATTGTTATCTGTTACCATAACTTTTGCCAATTCTTTATATACTTCACATTCAGTTCTACCCTCAAAGCTGTTCAATTGATAGTAGTTGATGGGCATACCCACAACAAACTGTATCCAAACGAGTACCCACACCTATTTCGTTAATCCTTTGGTCTTTTCATATGAACGTAAACCGCCAATTCCAAGCATACCCAACAGCACTGTCATAAGGCTACCCATGTCAAACTCAGGTAGCGCAGGTATCTCTGCACCTGAAATAGCTACTATAAACAAAATTAGTGGGCATAGGATAAAGTGGTACAGTAGCGCAAATCCACAAATCCACCCCACAAAGGGACGCCAGCCGCCCTTAAACAAGCTACCAGACGCCGCTTCAGCCTTGTTGATCTCTAACTGGGCTAGGAGAGCCTGCTGGGCGTGGGTGTCGGACATGGTCGCTATTTCGTGGGCTAGCTTTGCTTTCATGTCAGAGTCAGGAATTACCTTATCTAAGATACCAGAAACAGGGCCAATAAGAGAGGCTATAATGCTCATTTACCTTCACCTTTTTCATAACTTATAGAAGCCTTTTTATCTGCTTTGGCTGAATAGGCATTGAAGCCCATGAACGCCGCCACGACTCCACTAGCCGCGATCACATAAACAGAGGCTATATCTGTGATAAGACTAGCTGCTTTATCAAAACCCAACACAGACGCCAATAGGATAATTAATGGATACAACAGCATTCCAGCGAGTGCAAAACCTGTGTACCTGCGTTCAGCGTTCCGCTTTAGGTCTTCGTCATCGATACGTTTACGCCGATCATCTAACTCAAGCAAAGCCCATTCATTTCTCTCAATCGCCCCGCTGGAATCCAAGTCTGCTTTATCGAACTCTGTCATTTTCGGCTCTCCATTTTTCGTAGCCCAGCGCAATACTTTTATTTCTGGTAATTATGACAACTTTTCCGTTTTTGTCTACAATAACCCACTTCTTCACTTCCGACTCTCTGCTAATAGGGCAGCGCCCCAGATTAAACCACCAGTAGCGACTGCAAGTAAAACAATAAAAAACCCTACCGATATAAAATAGAAAATCTTGTCACGCTTCTCTGCCTCTGCCTCCAGCGCCAGCTTCTTTCTTTTACGGGCCTTTGCGGTCTCAGCTACAACCATATCCCATAGCCCCGGCTCTGCATTAGGGCCGCTTCGGCATAAAGACCTCAGTTCCTCTAGCGCTTTTTTATGTGCCATGCGAGCGGATGCTATGGCAAACCCTTCTTGCTCTGAGGAGCTAAGGCGACCTATCGGCCCCTTGTGCTTTCCACTTTCAGCTAAATTTATTTCGCTTTCAATTTCAGCAAGCTTGCCGAAGGCAGGCATTATTTCATTGATGTCCTTACCAGCCTTAATAGCAGAGCTAATACCACCAGCAACTTTTGTAACCATACCCGCAAGCGCTAATACTTCAATCATTTCTAGCGCTCCATTAGGCGGTCAATTTTTTCCTCAATGCGGTCAAATTTAATCATAATTTGGCTTAAAACTTGTGAACTATCAGACTTGCTGACGTATTCTCTTGCAATTTCTTCGCGTGTTTTATTCAACAATATTCGGACGCGCCCCAGTTCGTCGTGCTGTGCTTTCGCCCACCATACGATAAAGCCAAAACCAGCAGTTAGTCCGACATTCCAGAGCGCGTCCATTTCCATTGTTAATTTAAAACCTCTGCCTCTTCTGTCTCAGTTGCCAACGATGCGGTCAGCGCGTTCATAAATGCCATACGTCCCATTTTTAGCTGGTCGATGTTAAAATTAGCAGAGCCAATCTTTCGATCCAAGTCAGCAACGTGGTTCACCATTACCTTCTGAGTGTCATTTAGTTGGTCTTCAGTGTAATCTACGTCATTGATCGTAATGGTGTTTGTTTTTTTCTCAGCCATTGTGATCTCCTTTTGTTAGGGGTTAAGATTCCAGCGCCGTTATACGGGCTTCTAATTCTAGTATTGTTTTGACAAGCAATGGTACTAGTTTGGATTGATCGATGCTTTGTATATCTGGTACACTGCGAGTACGCATAACTGCATCAGCGGCTTCAGTTGTGACGTTACCATCAGCATCTGTGACTTCTTCAACCGCCGCTGTAACTACATACTCCTCGTCACGCATGGCGTCCTTTGTGCCTGTGACAGACTCTGGGATAACTGCCTGTGCCTCATGTGCGAGGAAGCCATCGACTGTAGTATCGGCATCAGCAATAAAGTTAAACCGTGCTGGCTTGAGTTGCTTAAGGCGTGTCGTTGCATCCCAATCGTAGACTACGTTTTCTTTTAATCGGTAGTCTGAGGATGTGTTGTAGGCTGTAGCAGTGCCGCTTACTGTAATAGTCCCAACTTGCCCATTTCCATTTGCAAACTGAACAACATTACTTGCGCTTGTACCTACCCCATCCAACCTCAATGCAAAAGAACCTGTGTTAAGAGCGCCTACAAATAGATTAAAACCACCAGAGCCATTAGAGAAAGTGCCAAAGTTTTTTGACCCATCCTGACCCTTAAATGATGCAAATGTAGTACCGCCGCTTTTTACAAGAAAATCATTATTACCTGATTGAATGTTTATACTAAAATTATCAGATACTTCTGATAACTCGGTATCTACAATTTTTAAAATACCACCGGATGTAATTTGCATACGTTCAGTGTCGCTAGTTTTAAATATTATAGGGCCAGCTTCACGGTTGTTAAGATAAACATCTGCCGCGCCATCAAATTGAATTTGAAATCCATCAGACGCTGTTGCGCCACTGCTGCCATTAGTTAAACGTATTTCAGAAGAACCACTAGAAGTAGCATCGTGAATCTGAAGATTTACGTTGCTGTTGTCTATGGGAGTCGCAATGCCAATCCCAACATTACCGTTTAGATCAATTGCCATACGCGTGGCTGGGTTTGCCGTTGATGCACCAGTTTTAAACACGATACCAGCGCCAGTTGTGCCAGTATTGTTACCGCCTGATAACTCAATCGTTCCGCCCTTGTTTGATGCCCCGCCGAACATGATAAGTGTGCCGGTAGATGATGCGGTATTTATAAGTGTTGTTCTTGTTTCACCACCAATAGTTACGTGAGAGTTAAACGTAGCCGCACCAGCCGCACTCATATCAAGGCTAAGGGCGGTGACAGCACTGCCATTATCGCTGCCTTTGAACAGCATATCTTTGTCATTTGTACCTACTTCAAGTACAAAATCACTACTTGAATTAGAAGCAATTCCATAGATAACTGAAGCATCTCCAAAAAGTATTCTACCGGCATTATCACAATTAAGAGTTATATCATCAACAGCATCAATCGTAAAAGTATCTGTAGCTGTAAGTGTATCACCGTCCAGAGTCATTTCGTCTACAACCACACCAGCGTTGGCTGTGACTACGCCTGTAACGGCAAGAGTTTCACCGATTGTGACCAATCCAGTAACTCCTAGATCATCGCCAACAACCAGATCGTCACTAACTATTAAGTCTACCACAGATAACGCGGCGAAGGCGTCAACGACAGCCGCACCACTCCCAGCGCCATCAAGATATACAACCTTGGTTATTCCAGTGGGGATAGTTACATTTGCCCCAGAGCCTTGGCTTACTATAATTGATTGAGAGCCACTGGTGGCGTTTTCAATAAACATTAAACGACTGACGGTATTGGGGGCCACGGTCATTGTTCTTGTAGCTGTTAAATTGCCAGACGACGTAACCTTAAAATACATAGCCCTAGCTGGGTCAGCCGCACCGTCTGCGACAGTGGTCGTGGCATTGGCATCTGAGCCAAACACCTGCTGAGTGCCAAAGCCTAGAGCCTCACCAATCAGTTCTAAGTTAAGGTTCGTAACCGTCCCCCACGACCCAGAATTATCTCCAGTCTGTTGTTCATTCAAACGGAGGTCATTTACAAAGGTACTAGTCATATCAATCAATCCTCACTATGGCGGTGTCTTTGGTCTGGGCAGGAAAAACAATCTTAAACGTACCCCCACTGACGGTAAAATCGCCACCAAAATCCAAGATTGCGATTGCGCCTCTTGAGTTTGAGGAGGCATCACCCAGTGTCTTGTTGTAGATTAATGCGCCACGCGCAGTGAATGTGGCCGAAGTCCACTCTGGATCGGCAGCATCAAAACAACCGCTGGTGCTGTTTTCAATAACCGACTTGGTTCCCAGAGCCTCGCCGCCAGTGGTGTAACCGTTACCGTTGGCCACTTCATTGGCTGTTATGTAACCGTCTGTCGCTGCCGAAAGGGTTGCCGAACTTGTGTAGAGCGCAATGTGCAGCGTATCGCTGTCTAAGTGCTGATCACCCAGCATAACATCTTTCTTAAATAGTGTACTCATCGCTTGTGTAATAGCCATTATAGACCTCCGTTATATTCTGCTGCGTAATCGCGTTGCATCTCTTGTACAAACAATTGCAGTGCTTCGTCAAATTGTGTCTTGTAAAGAGCCAATGTTTCTCCAGCTTTGAGAAACGCTGATGCCTCGTATAGACACGCGGATAGTAAAAGGTTTTCTGCGTTTTCGCCAACCCAGTTAGTGGCGTTAGCAGCACTTAGCCCAGTTTCAGGTGCTATGAAGTCCACTAAGTATGGATCAGCGGCGTCTGGCGTCGGGGCGATTGTGATCGTAGTCCCAGCCGTAGCGGATGACTTTGTACTGTAAAACCTTGGCGTGGCTTGCAGCGTGGCGTTGGGCCAGAAGTCTCGCAGATACGAATCTATCCTGTGATCAAGGTACGACGTAACATTTGAACTTATTACCGACACCTGCCTGATCATCCGTGCAGTTGGCACGACATAGTCAGAAGTTCCAGCAACTAGGTTAGCTGCTGAAGATGTCTGCCTAAAGCACGGCAGATTTGGAAGGCGCGAGAAGATCATCGCCTCTGCCTGCTCTATGATCTCATCAATTGACGCCGTCAGCTCTGTGGAATCGTCTTCCAAAAAATTCTGGATATTTGCTTTTAATGTTGTGTAATTCATGACCCATCACCCCACTCTCCTGAACCCCAAGTAGACTGTCCCCAGCCTTCAAGTTCAATACTTTCAGCGCCGACTGCGCCTGTGCCACCAACGCCAGCCTCATCAATTGATATGCTTAGAGCCTCAACGCCTACTGCGCCTGCACCGCCGCCACCAGATACACCTGTAACAAATGCTGCTGGAATTTCCACGCCAACTGCACCCGTACCGCCCACACCAGTCTCTGCTATTGTCAGCTCTAGTAATTCTGCGCCCGTGCCGCCTGTGCCACCCAGTCCTGATGGGCTAGGTACGCTGCTCAGATTAATAGATATAAAACCAGTTCCACCATATCCAAGAACTCCGATAGGCGGCAGGAGACGTGGGTCTATTGTCCAGTCTTGGGTAAACCCAATAAATACTGCCACATTCTCAGGATCGGTATCTGGCCGACCATTAAACAACGCGGTGGCGTCAACAACATTCTTTGCAGGCGTAAGCTGTGGGTGCTTTGGCTCCCAGTCTTCGGGCGAAACACGCAAGCCATCCCAAGTGGTTTTTAGCTTAGAGTATCTGACCCTAAGACCACTTCTGTCGCTTATTGCGTAAGATTTTTTTCCTCTTGCGTATTTTGCCATTAAGATAAATTCAGCGCAGTTGGCTGAATCCTTAAGCTCACGCCGTCATTATCAGTCGATGCGGCAAAGCTAAACGCCCGCTCATACATTTCATTCAGTATTGTGAACTTCTCATTCGCAAATTTTAGTGCAAGTTTACTTGCTAGGCCAGCGCAGATGCATTCGTTCCAGCGATATGGGATGTCGGCGTCCTGGTTAGATGCCGTGACGTCCTCTAATTGATTTATGGCCCAGTAGATAATGCTGTACGTTGTCCTGTCAGGAACCTGCCAGATGTAGAGGACTGGCGTGATCTGCTTGTCCAGCATGTACTGGCTTGGCTTGCCCGGTGACGTTTTGTTTGGCAGTTGATTGTAATCAGCAATCGACACGCGATTAATAATCTGGTCAGACGTATCTGTCCCAGAGCTGTCACGGATTACCGCGTCCAAAATATCAATCGTGCCAGCAGGCAGCGGGTAGGGCGCTGTCTGGCCGTTCACTAGGGTCAAAGTCTTCTGCGACAGCGCCCAGTAGTTAATACCCCTATTAGCCCACTCAGAGAAGAGCAGGTTGAGGCTACGCCGCGCTGAGATAGCCCTGTCGCCTGTCTGTACCTGTGGATCGACACCGCAACGCTCGAACGCCTCAGTGATGATTTCCTGAACATCTGGCTTAAACGCTACGGTTCCTGAAGTTGCCATTTATTTCCCCTATGCGAAGAACACGTTCATTAATACAACTGTAGCAACTGTATATTTTACAGATAAGCCAGCCTTAAAGAGCATGCCCT